AGAGTTTCAAGAGCAAGCGATTCGGGTCTTAAAAATGCTTTTGTTGGCGCAGCCAGCAGCATTATGATTAAGAGCACCGAGCACTATGAGCAACTCGGTTACGACGAGAATGCAATCACTAATGTAACTGTTGCTGCTAGAAACCCAGGTACTTGGGCTAATGGTATCAAGGTTGCAATGATTGATGCCAAGGCAGACCAAGTTCTGACTGGTATCAGCACTACAACAACCACAGTATTCACAACTGCACAATCAGCAACTGGTACTGTAGGTATTACAACCAATCTTATTACTGGAATTACGACAACCAATATTACAACAAGCCAGGCAGTAAAACCAATTGCAAATGTTATTGGTGATGGTGTCACCGTTCTTTCAATTGGTACTGGTGAAGTCGTATTAAGTTCTAATTCACTTAATACATCATCTTCAAGTCAAACCTTTGAATTTGGTACATCATCTACTTCTGGAATTGGTCTCACTGTTGGTAACGGCATTAAAGTTGATGTTCCTGCAGGAACAACTCTTCCAGGCGCAGGAACAACTTCTGTACTCGATGGATCTTTTAGAGGTCTGATTACAGAGATTGGTGCAGGAGAGATTGGCGTTAAATTTGTTGGACATGTATCTGCTGCTGGTGTTTTCACCAACGTAGATTACCAACAGAATGGTGTTTACGCACTTCCACAAACAGGAACAGTTTCTGTTTATGATGGTGCCACTTTAAGAGGAACCGCTGCATACACTGCAGAAAAAGATTGGTTTGAGCAACAAAAAATTCAACTTAGTGTTGGCACACTTGATTGGGATCAACTTTCCAATAGACCTGGTACATCAAACTTTGCTACCGCTAGAGGTGGTAGATTTGATGAAGTTCATGTCGTTGTTATTGACGATAAGGGAACAATCACAGGTAATGCTGGAACTATTCTTGAGAAGCATCTCAACCTCTCCAAAGCAAAAGATGCTGAGTTCTCTGTAGGTTCTCCTTCTTACTGGAGAAAGTATCTCTATACCAACTCACGTTACATTTTTGGTGGTTCTGCACCAACTGGAGCAGTAGTTCTTGGATTTGGAAATGCTCCTCTTGATTATGAATTAGATTCTGATACTGGTTGGGATCAGGATGCAAAAAATGTTAACTTTGCTGGATGTGGTTCTAAAACCTTAACTCTTGAAAATGGTCTCAACTATGGAGGCAAAACTGATCTCACTACATCAGGTGCTCTCTATTCTGGACTCGATGATATTCAATCTGGATATACTACCTTCGAGAATACTGAAGAATATGAAGTAGATTTCATTTTAATGGGTTCTGCAAACTATGCTAAATCAGAAGCTCAAGCACTTGCTAACAAGTGTATTGCAGTTGCTGAAGCAAGAAAGGATGCAGTTGCATTCATCTCTCCTTATAGAGGTGCATTTATCACCGATAATTCAGTTGGTAGTGTAACTGTCAATGATATTGATAAAACTACCGAAAACGTATTGAGTTTCTATGCACCAATTACTTCAACCACTTACGGAATTTTCGATAGTGGTTATAAGTACATGTACGATCGCTTTAATGATACCTTCCGTTATGTTCCTTTGAATGGAGATCTTGCTGGTACTTGTGCTAGAACTGATATCCAACAGTTCCCATGGTTCTCACCTGCAGGAACATCTAGAGGTACTATTCTCAATGCTGTAAAACTGGCATATAATCCAGGTAAAAAGCAAAGAGATCTTCTGTACTCTAGCAGAATTAACCCAGTTATCTTCTCTCCTGGAGCAGGAATTATTCTCTTCGGTGACAAGACTGGATTTGGTAAGTCCTCCGCGTTCGATAGAATCAACGTCCGCCGTCTGTTCATCTTCCTGGAAGATGCAATCTCCGCTGCTGCTAAGGACTTCCTCTTCGAGTTTAACGATGAAATCACAAGAACTAACTTCGTGAACATTGTTGAACCATTCCTTCGCGACGTTCAGTCGAAGAGAGGTATCTTTGATTACGTTGTAATCTGTGACGAAACCAACAACACCGCTGCTGTCATTGACAACAACGAGTTCGTTGCTGACATCTTCATTAAACCTGCAAGATCGATCAACTTCATCGGTCTTACCTTCATTGCCACCAGAACTGGTGTTGACTTTGAAGAAGTTATCGGCTCCGTTTAATTTACTTAGAGGTTAACTCAAATGCCATCTAGAAATCAAATTAACCCACCTTCCTTAAGGAAAATTACGGACTTCAAGAGTAAATTAACTGGTGGTGGCGCTCGCGCCAATCTCTTTGAAGTTATCCTTACATTCCCCGATGCAGCACAACCTGACACTGTAGTTCTTGATAAATCAAGATTCCTTGTTAAGGGTGCTAATCTTCCAGCATCGAATATTGCTCAGATTGAAGTTCCTTTTAGAGGAAGAAGTCTGAAGATTGCTGGTGACAGAACATTCGATTCTTGGACTGTTACTGTCATCAACGATACTGACTTCGCTATCCGCTCTGCTTTTGAGCGTTGGATGAACACAATCAACAGAGTATCTGATAATACTGGTCTGGTTAATCCAGCAGATTATCAATCTGATGCATATGTTTATCAGTTAGATCGTGATGGTTCTACCCTCAGATCTTATCGCTTCTATGATGTTTTCCCAACTCAGGTAGCACCTATTGAACTCTCTTATGATAATGGAACTGGTATTGAAGAGTTCACCGTTGAACTTCAGGTTCAGTGGTGGGAAGCATATAAAGGCACTGGTTCAAATGCTGGTGGTGAGGACATCAACTAAATAGAAGAAGGAAAAGACACTTAATCACTTATTATGGCCAAACTTTTTGGTTTTTCTATTGACAGAAATCAAGATAAGTCACCTTCAATTGTCTCCCCCGTTCCTGAAACTAATCAGGACGGGGTTGATAATTATGTCAGCAGTGGATTTTATGGTCAATATGTTGACATTGAAGGTGTTTATAAAACAGAGCATGATTTAATAAAAAGATATAGAGAAATGGCACTTGGTGTTAGTGAACCCCTGAAGAAGAAAATTAGAGATGAGTTCAGGTATCTCAAAGAAATTTTAGATTTCGATAGAAAGTCGCACGAAATTTTCCGCAATTGGTATATTGACGGAAGACTTTACTATATGAAAGTTATTGATATGAAAGCCCCTCAAGAGGGAATTAAAGAACTTAGATATATTGATCCACTTAAAATTAAATATATCCGTAAAGAGAAGAAAACTTCCAATGGAAGATATGATAACGGTTTTGTAAGAGTTAATAAGCAAGATGAAAATCTTGCAAAAGCACCAGAGTTTGATGAATATTTCCAATATACACCATCTCCAAGTGCAACTGGTGGACTTGCAGTAAGTCGTGGTTCAGCAAAATCTGTTAAGATTGCTAAGGACTCTATTACATACTGCACTTCAGGTCTTGTAGATAGAAATAAAAATACTGTCCTTTCATATCTCCACAAAGCAATCAAAGCACTCAATCAACTGAGAATGATTGAAGATTCTTTGGTTATCTATCGTTTATCTAGAGCACCAGAACGTCGTATTTTCTAT